GCCATGAAACTCATGACCCTCAACATCACCTTTGGCGATTTGTTCGTCAGCGTCTGATAACGCCGAAGCAAGAACCATGTTTGGTTTGAAATTGTCCGGAAACCACGCTGGAAATAAATTGGGGTGAACAATTTTCCAATCTGTGCCAACGGTCTTAGCAACAAAGGCTTCTTGCTTCAATAAAACTTCAACATAATTGCCACCACCAAAACTTGCTGGTGTCGTCTCAACCTTCTCCACCGTGAAGCGACCACCCGTCAGCACCTGACCTTGCCAATAAGGAATGTTCGTATACGGTGCGAGTGTTCCACCAACGCTGTCAATGGTGTAAATCACAATGTGGTTATTGCCGTCGCCAATGTTCATAGGCCCTCTACCGCCTTGGGCGTATCCGTCGGCAACCTCTGGATTTGTAGTGAACGACGATAATGGAAGGTCAATTGTCTTGCCCTCTACAAACTGCTTGGCTAGTTCACCACCCTTATCAAAAATGCCACGCTGAAGTACATCATAAACCTGTGAGTTTTCGCTAATCGCTCGCATAAAGTCGTCAGCGTCTTTGATTGCTTGTTTCTGTTGCTCAGGGTCGGCGTGGTTGGTTACTGAGCCGACTTTCCATTCGCTAGGTATGTGTTCACCATTCATACGGGCGTGAAGTTCTGCTTCAAAACAGGACTTTCTAATCATGAATGGGTCGGTAACTGCCCGACCAACGCTCGTCGCTGGGGCGAAACGGGAAACTTTGATGTACAAGTTTGCGAGTTCAGCAAGGCGTTCTTTGCTAAGTGGCTCACCGCTTGCCACTTGCTTGTACTGATTACCGTGAAATTCGTGACCTTTTTTGTCGCCCTTCAAAATCTCAGAAGCCGTTGCCCACGAAGGCACGAGGTCTGAGTAATGGAATGAAGTCGCCATGACAAAATCCTACCAACGGTTTAGCAAAACCCCTGTAGTAGATTGATGAAATGAACATCAATGTCCGAGCCGAACTTGTAGCGATTGACAGCATTGAGGCTCACCCTTCCAATCCCCGTTTAGGAGATGTCGCAGCAATTGCGGAAAGCCTTGAAATCAACGGGCAGTATTCACCTGTCGTTGTCTGGGGAAAGACGATTATTGCTGGCACCCACACATGGAAAGCAGCGAAATCCCTCGGTTGGAAGGAAATTGCGGTCACCCACTTTGAAGGAACCGAGGACGACGCATTGCGTGTTCTTATCACCGACAATCGCACTTCGGACATTGCTACCTACAGCAACGAGTTGTTGCTTGACCTCTTGCGTGGTCTTCCCACGCTAGAAGGAACGGGCTATGACACCGAATTCCTTGATGAACTAGACGGTTTGTATAAAGACGACGGTGGTGGGGTATCACCAAAACCCCTCGTAGACGAAGCGGTAAGCGACGAGCCAAAGCCAATTATCAAACTTGGTAGTGCTTTTTATGGCGAACTTGACCCAACGCTGTACGAAATTTGGGTTGCCTCATTGAAAGAAGCCGTTGGTGACAAAAAGGCAAAGATTGTTCAAGAAATTCGTGACCGTCTTGACATTCCCAAGGAAGCCAAGCCAAAAGCAAAAGAAGCAAAAAAGGTTAAGCCTTCAAACTCTGAATTGCCAAAACTCTCCATGAACGACACAACCTTGGTTCCGTTGAGCGAGTTGCGCCGGTTCCCTTCCAATCCTCGTGAAGGCGACATTGGGGCAATCAGCGAAAGTTTGCGTGTGCTGGGTCAATACCGACCAATCGTAGTGAACAAACGAAATAACCAAATTTTGAAAGGTAATCACACAGCAGCCGCTGCTTCGGCGCTTGGTTGGAAGGAAATTGCCGTTGCGTTTGTTGATGTAGACGACGAGCAAGCAACCCGTATCGTCTTGGCGGACAATCGCACCGCCGACAAAGCAACTTACGACAATGATTTGCTCGTATCAGCAGTTTCCCGTCTTGAAAATTTGGAAGGCTCGGGATTTGATAGCGAGGATTTGGTGGACATTGCCAAGGGCAAAGACAGCACCCCAAACTCCGCAAAGGTTAAGTTCCAAATTGGCGAATACAAATTCAGCACCGTTGAAAACATCTACACAACTTGGCTAGAAGAAGTTTCGTTGCCCAACGAAGCACTCCACGCTCTTGGGCTTCCCCTGTCAGCACTTGTTCGTGAAGGGAGTGACTGATGTTGTGGTCGTGGATTTTGGCTTGTTACGGCTCAATCGGATTGTTCTTTGTCGGCAAGAAAAAGGCGACGGGCTTGGTCATCATGCTTAGTAACGAGTGTTTGTGGTTTATTTACTCATTCACCACCCACCAATACGGCTTTGTTTTTGGTGGAACCCTGTACACAATCATGTACTTTCGGGCATTTCTCAAGTGGAGAAAAAATCCTTCGTAATACTTGACGCACGGCACTCAACCCTGATACTGTGTTCACCATGTTGGTCGCCCTAATTCTGTTTATTCCCCTTTTGGTTGTATACGGCTTAAATTCCGCCGAAGAACGAGCAAACCGCCGTCGCTACGAGCAGGAAAAGGGCTGGCGAAAGTAATGCCCGAGTACCCGAGCGAAGCATTGATTGCGAGCATTCAGCACCAAGCAGAAAAACTTGGTTACCTCGTTGCTCAAGTAGAAGAAATGTTTGCCAATCACGCCAAGCACGACCGTAGCGAAGCCACGGTTCTTCACGCCACTAAAGCCGGAGAAATTACCAAGCAGTGGTTGTCGGGGGAAATTTCTGACGAGAACATGGCTAACCTTTCCGCAATTCTTGCCATGACAACGAGCGACCGCTACGACGAAATCAAAGCCGTTCACCAAATGAACACGAACCGTTTAAACGAAATGGTTGTAGAAGCAATCAACCGTGGCAAAAAGCAACAGGACGAATTAAACAAAGCCCTAGACACAATCCTCAACGAAGGAGAGGGAAATGTTTAAGCGCCAAAAGCAACAGCGAAGAATTAAAAACATTACAAACAATTACGCCGAAAACACAATTTTTAATTTGTCCGAGGACATTCACCAACTGAAGCGGAACAACGAACAACTTAAAATTTGGTTGGAGCGCCAAATTTATTGGTCGTGGCAAAACCGTCTCAACGCCGAAGCGAACGCATTTGAACTGACACTTAATTTCATCAACAAAGTAGAAAAGGAAACCCTTTGATGACCATTGCCTACCCTTACTATGACGACGAAAATTCAATTGAAGGTTTTAGTGCGCCCAAGTTTGTGTGGGTCGCAATCTACGGCTCGTACGGCGCAGACTTCAACATCATCACCTTGCCATGGAAAGAAATGACCGTTGCCGAAAAAGAAGAATGGAAAACAATTGACCAACTCTCCGACATTGAGCGTTGGAATTGGGCTAATGAGGTTCGTGGCATGATGAGCATTCGGGCTGGTCACTAATGGGCAAGAAACTAGACGAGGCGTATTACAAACTGCTCAACGAAGCAGAACACCACACCCGATTGGCTTTCGCCAAGCAAACCGAGTTTGAGAACGGCTTTGCTCAGGGTTTTACCGAGGCAGTCCGTATCGTGCGAGCAATTAGAGAAGGAAGAAAGTAATGTCACACACCGCAATCGCAGTAATCTGCTCCATAATCTCATGCTGTATTGGATTTGTTGGCGGATTTTGGTCTAGGGGCAACTAATGGGTGGGGTCAAAGAGCCAACGGGTATCTTCATTGACTTTGAAGCGGACGAACTCCAACTTATTGTCAGCGCAATGAAGGAGCGCAATCAGACGCTCAACGAATTCATTGAAGAAGCAATCCGTTCCGCCGTTCAAAAGGCAACGGGCGAGTAATCGTCGTGGAGCCACTGCCTAGTTTTTTCAATGTTCCGCCGGAAATTCCCATTGATTGCCCCAGCGACGAAGAAGCGCACTCCGACTTCCGTGAGTTGTGCGCCTACACGCCACGCTTAAAGCAAAAGTCTTGGGAGAGCCGTAGCGAGGGGTTGGAAAAAGTCCACGACTATGTACTGCCTATTGACCGTGTTGGAACCAAATCGTCCAATCGCTATCACTATTCAGCACGAATGGCGTGTGGCTCAGTTAATTCGCCGTCGGTTGTGCGAAGTTGGTACATAGCCAAATTCCGTAAAGGGTTGGAAGCGTCAAAGTTTTACGAGCAATCACCACGAACAGCCCTCGCTATGCGTAAGTACATTCCGGCTCAGTTTCGCCCAGCGTCAGCAATTGCGGTTTACGACCTGTTTGGCGCAAAGAGAATTTACGACCCGTGTATGGGTTGGGGTGACCGACTATCGGGAGCGTTGGCGTACGGCGCAGAGGTTTATTACGGGCGAGATGTGAACCCATTTTTATTTGGTGGGTTCAGCGAGCAAGTTAAGAACTATCGCCAAGGGGGAACATCAGCGCACTTTGAAATGGTTGGCTCGGAACTGTCGTGTCCAGCCGAAAACTACTTTGACTTAGCGTTCACCTCACCGCCGTACTTCAAGGTTGAAAAGTACGCCGGTAAGGGTCAGTCGCACGAAATGTTTAAAACATTGGATAAGTGGCTTGAGGGGTTTTTGTTTAAAATGGCGGAAAACGCCTTCACCTCGGTGCGAGACGGTGGCTATGTGGTTCTCAACATCTCAGATGTTTATTGCGACCACAGAGTGAATGTCATTTGCCACCCACTGATTGATTTTATGGGGTCAATCGGGGCGACCTACATGGGCGCAATTGGATACGAGTTGGGCAAGCGTATCAACCACAACAACACCAAAAGTTCAGGCGCAGGATTTTCCGAACCCGTCTTGGTGTTTGGAAAGAAGCCGACAAAAAATCTTCAAACTTTGATTGACGAGTTTGTTGTAAGAAACAATGTTGAATTGTAAACAATTAAGAAAGTAGGAAATTAAATGGCTGGCAAACCCAAAACCGACATTGTAAATCACCCCACGCATTACACGAGCGACCCGTCGGGCGTTGAATGCTTGGAGATTACCCGTTGGCGAAACTTCAACATTGGAAACGCAATCAAGTATTTATGGCGAGCCGGTTTGAAGGACGAGAACCGAACCATTGATGACCTGAAGAAGGCAATCTTCTACATCAACGACGAAATTCAGCGACTAGAAGGAATGAAAAAGTGATAGTTATAATCCGCAAAAAGAAATTGGTTGCCATGCTTCAGTACGCCTTTTTGATTGGCTTGACCTCAAAGGTTGATGAGGAAGAAACAGCAGAATGACACCGTACACTCGCTACTACTGCTCCACCCAAGGTGGACGCCGAACCAAGTTGTGGCAAGTCTTGGGCGTAGATGATTATTCAGCATGGGTCGTTAAAGACACCCTTCCGCTGGAAAAAGCGGTTGAACTTTTACTCATGCTCACCAAGGGCGTAACAGGCTAATGACACCCGAGGAAGTTCCGGAAGAACAAGTCGCCTTCCAATTGGAACACGCCGAATTTGTCCTCGCCATGTGGACAATCAACGACGGCATTGCTCGCATGAAGGAACTTTTGGGGAGCATTGAAAAGATGATTGAGGAAAACAAAGAAACCGAGTGATTTGCTCACGCAATACTAAACCCTGCTATACTACAAACACCCGAACCGAGGGGTACGCATGGAATTTGAGTTTTTAGGAAAGACGGACAAAAGCAATGCCTGAGGAAACATCACCACAGTTTCAATTGTTTGAGGTTGCCGAAAACGATTGGCGAGAAGAGTGGGTCGGTATGCCGGAGTACAACAATGTGTATCAGCCGGAGCCCGAAATCACCGCCACTTTTAAATTCCGAAACGAAGAAGATTTCTTGACATTCCTCGCTCTCGTTCAAGAACACATCTACAACGGCAAGCGTGTCTTTGACGGCATTCAGCGCAAAACGGTCAAGTCCGCTTGGTACCCCCATAACGAAAACGGCAGTGGGTATCAATACCAATGAAACCTCGTTTTCCTGTTTACATCATCAGCAAAGGTCGTTGGGAGCGTCGGCAAACGGTCAAAACCTTGGAGCGCCTTGGCGTACCGTACCGCATTGTTGTTGAGCCAGCCGAGTACGACAAATACGCCGAGGTTATTGACCCTTCAAAAATTATTATGTTGCCAAGCAACTTCAGCGAACTTGGTCAGGGCAGTATTCCCGTGCGAAATTGGGTATGGGAACACTCCATTGCCGAGGGTCACAAATGGCATTGGATACTTGACGACAACATTGAAAATGTTTTTAGGTTCAATCACAACAAGAAAATCCCGTGCGTAACACCAACGCCGTTCTACATTGTGGAAGATTTTGTGTTGCGGTACGAGAACATTAGCCAAGCCGGAATGAACTACGACATCTTCTGTCCGGCGCACGAAGCACGACCAGCGGTTCGTTTCAACACCCGTGTCTATTCCTGTATTTTGCTACGCAACGATTTGCCTTACCGCTGGCGAGGACGATACAACGAAGACACCGACCTCAGCCTTCGCATGATGAAGGACGGGTGGGTAACCGTCTTATTCAACGCCTTCCTTATTCGCAAGCGAGCCACGCTGACGCAAGGTGGCGGAAACACCAACACCATTTACAACACGGGCGACGAGCGCATGGAGTTCGCCCAATCTCTCGTAGACCAACACCCTGATGTGGTCAAGGTCACTCGCAAGTTCAATAGGTGGCACCACCAAGTGGACTACAAGCCGTTCGCCAAGAACAAACTTATCCGTAAGCCCATTGAATTCCCTACCGAACCAAATGAGTACGGCATGGAATTGGTATCTCTCAATCCCCAACCAAACAACAACCAAGGAACAAAATGACAACTGAACAGCCCGTCGCTTACACCAACAACGGTGTGCTTTTATGCCTTAATTGCGTGAAGCGATTTGACCTAACAAACCCAAGCGAGCGTCACGCCGACGACGAGTTTTTGCCCGTACCGGCTGAACTTCTTGAAGCCAACATTAAGGTTCAGCGCACCGAACTTCACTGTGGCGTACCAACCTGCCACGCAGTCATCACCTCGGAAGGAAACTAATGGGCTTCCTACACGCACTTGAACTCGCCAATCTTGAAAACGACGGAATTGTAAACCGTGAGACGGGAATTCGCATTCACCTCACGAGCAATCATTACCCACCCATTCCCGAAAGCATGGTGTCGGTATGTATTGAAGCAATTGACGCCTACAACAAAGGTCGCCACGACGCAATGATTGAGTTGCCCGAAGGCGTGAACTTCCGAGGCGAAAACACTTGCGACATTTGGGCGGTTATCGGTAATTGCCACCTTGACCCGTGGCTAGTCCAAGATGAAGAGTAAACCCTTCTCAAAGGAACTGTACGACGAGGACGACAACGCAAAGAACGACCTCATCACCTACCTTGACACGCTTGGCTACACCAACCCACGAGTAAATCCCGACCAATACGGAATTGATGTATTGGCGGAGCGTGACGAAGTGACGCACGGGTTTGAGGTAGAGGTGAAGCACAATTGGAAGGGGCGCAAGTTCCCATTTCCAAATGTCCACTTTGCTAATCGCAAGCGTAAGTTTGCCAAACCGAACAGCCACTTTGTGATGTTCAACCACGAACGCACTCGTGGCTTGACGGTATCGGGAGAAGTATTCCAAGCGTCACCCGTAGTTATCAAAAAAACCGTCTACACAGAGACGGAAGAATTTGCCGAAATCAACATAACCCTAGTAAGGTTCTTCACACCATGAACAGCGAACTATTGAAGCAAGCAATCAGCGAAGTGCTAAAGAGCGAGCCGACCAAGAAAGTTAAGGCGCCTCGCACCGAAGCGCAAAAACAAATTCGCAGAGAGTGGCACGAGAGAAACCGTGAGCGCATAAATGCCAAGCGCCGTGAAAAGCGCCGTGCGCTACAAAAGCCCAAAGAAGAATTGCCCCACGGCTATCAGCGATACAACTCAAAGTTGTACAAGTGTCGCTGTGATGTTTGTAAAAAGGGAAACAGTGACTACTCAAAGCAACTACGCCTTAAAGCAGCGCAACAAGCCGACTTCACCAAACTCCCCCATGGCGATAGGCATACCTACGGAAAGTACGGTTGCCGTTGTGAGCCGTGTTTGCTCGCTACCCGTGAATACCAAGCAAAGCGCCGTCAAATTTTGGCGCAAAGAAAAAATGAAAACAACAACTATGTCCACTGACCTACAAACAGCAATCAAAGCGGTACTAGAAGAAGAGCGTCTACCACGCCCCGTTCGCAGTACGGTCACCAAGCCCAAAAATCGCAGAACGGAACCCAAAAAATCAGCAATGCCAGAACACGGCGACTACAAGCGATACTTCACCTACGGTTGTCGGTGCGCCGAGTGTCGGACGAGCGCCACGGAGTACTCCAAATCGTTGCGACACAAATACCGTGAAAATCAGCCCACCAACCTCGTACACGGCAAAGTATCTACCTACACCTATTACGGGTGTCGGTGTGAACTGTGCTTGGAAGCAGTAAGAATTCGCCGTAGAGGATACAAAGAAAGCCCAGAAGCAAAAGAGCGACGAAACGCCTATAAGCGTGAAAAGCGTCGTCTAGCACGGGAAAATAAACAAACCGAGGTAAACTAAAGCCATGGCTAAAGACAGCACTACCGTAATCCTTGCTACGCCCCTTGCGTACCCAAAGCCTTCTAAGGCGTTGTCAGATGTTGTCCATTCCTTGCCAGCGGAAAAGCGCATGGACTTCTATGCGACGCTGGACAGCACTTACAAAAAGTTTGGTGCCAAGGCGACAGTCGGCAACTTGCCTAGCACTCTCCAATCGGCGGTCATTGCCAATTACCCTACGGACTAGTCATGTCGGGTTTCACCAACAACGAACTGCTTTACCCTCTCACTAAGGGTGATGAAACAGGTCACAAGTTTCATGGCAACCAACATACGGGTGGCATTGGCGGTGCGCCCAAAGACCCCAATCGTTGGCAAGTGTCGTCAGACCGATACGGCTCCGAGCAATCAAGTTCAACCGACAACTCACTGACGGAAGAACAAGACGAGAAATGGGGCGAAAACTCTCAAAACATTACGGGTGCGTCAGCAAAACTTTTGGGGTTGAAAGGATTTAGGTTTGACGGCTCGTCTGAGGACGAAAAAATAGCAAGCAACTACCTATCTCAAATCAAAGAGAGCGGTGGTGGTGATGTCCTTTGGTCTGGTCACAACATGACAGATGAGCAACTTTCGCAGTATCAGGAAGGTAAAACCGTTGTCTTGCCATTGACCGCCACGACTTCGGATAAAAGCACAGCAAACACATACACAGTTGGCGGAACTAACGGGGCGAAAACGGGTGGCAATGAAGTCCTTATGCGTTTTACAGAAAATTCTCCACGCATGGATTACACGGACATAGAAAAAATAACTGCCGGAAATTTTGAAGTCAAATCAATTGAAACTGCCAAAGACGACTATTGGGGAACAAAAATCACCGTCATAACTTTTAGTCCAAAGGCGTGATTGTGTCAGGGTTCACCACTGAGCAATTGCTCTATCCCCTGACCAAGGGCGATAAAGAAGGTCACGCCTTCCATGGCAATCAATACAAGCAAGGCGAAAGTGGGCAATCACAAGACCCACACATTCAAGCATTTTCTCGTAATCTAAAAGAATTTTACGACGCTGGCGGAACAGTACAGCGTATTGAAAATCAAGACGAAATGCTCAATGTTCTTCACGAAGCCCAAGAATTACGACAAACCCCCGAATACCAAAGCATGGACACCAGACACCAGCAGGGTATCCGTTTTCTAGAGCAAGCAGCAATGTATGCCCATGTGGACTTTAGGGCAAGCCAAAGCGAAGTGAACCCACACGAAGTTTCCAAGTCGTATCTTCTTGTGGCTCGTGACGCACAGGGCAATTTGGTATCCGCAATCAACGCAAGTATCCGTGACGGCTATCACCTTGACGAAAACGAAAAGAGGATAAGCAATGACGCACCAGCAACTAAGGCTGTGTACATTGGGTACCTCGGCTCAACCGGCAAAATGGCAGGAGCAGCGACTTCTCTCATGGAGCAAGCAATCCAAATTGCCAGCGACAACAAGATACCCGTTGTCTATGAAACGACTGCGGACAGTAGCCCCTATCACGAAATGCTGGGTGCCGAAAATTTTGGTCGTTCGCTAAGTGGCTTCACCACGGCGCAAGCACAGGAAATTGCCAAACTTCCAAATCCGGAACCAAAAATCATCAAGTTCACCACCCAAGCCTTGTTGTATCCGCTGACAAAGGGAGACAAAGACGGTCACGCCTTCCACGGCAATCAATGGAAAACCGTCGCCACCGACGGCAGTGTGAACACCACTCGTCCACCCGTAGGCAGGTATCAACTGACCGCCGAGGAAACAAAAGCCGTCGCCAAGTTTATGAGCGACGCAGTGAACAACCGTGATGAGTTCACTCAACAAGTAACAGCAATGGTGTCCAAAATGCTGGGCAAGGACGCACCAGCGACCAAACTTGACGCACCCCTCAGCACTCCACCGGACTTCTACCGAGGTTGTGACCCTCAGGGCGCAGAAGCCCTCGTCAAGCCGTTGGATACCTACCAAAAAAACGGCGGTAGCGTTTGGGGCGTTGGTATCTACGCCACACCCAACCAAGACATGGCACAGCAGTACATCAACGGACTTCAAGGGTCGGTAGTCAAGGACGGCGTAGTAGTCCAAGCATGGCTTGACCCAAGTGCGAGTGTGACGGACAGCGTACCCACCAACATCAACACCCGACAATTACCATACGGGGAAGCGGAACAAACTGACCGCAAGCCACGGTTCCCCGAAACACCAGAAGAAGCAACCTCGTCACTTACGCCGGACGAGAAAACTTTGTTTGATTATTGGCTCGGCTTCCCAGCGAACTCCGCCTTGGTCAATGGATACGACGCTTTCCGTTCACCCGAAGGAGCCATGGTCGTGCTTGACCGTTCCAAAATGAAGGTGTACTTCTAATGTCGGGCTTCAGCACTTTGGAATTGTTGTATCCGCTTACAAAAGGTGATGTGTCCGGACACGAATTTCACGGCAATCAGTGGACAAAAGTTGGCAAGATTACCGCTGACCGTGCCGAGTTCATCACCACTAACGCCAACAAGTTTTACAAGGCTGGCGGAACCGTGGAACTTGTGAACAAAAATAGCGACGCAATCACTCCGTATGCCCAAAAAGTTCAGAAGGACTTTGCTGACTTCAAGAAAAACAACCCCAACGACACAGAAAGCCGTGAATACAAGTCGTTGTTGATGATGTCAAAGGCTCTAGGCACTGATTACCAAAGCCAACGAATGTACAACGCTGCGCTGGTGGCTAAGGACGCAAGCGGAAACTTGGTGGGTGTCATGTCGCTCATGCGTGACGACAACAAGATAAAAATTGGATACCTTGGCTCAACCAACCAACCCGACGGAATTGGAACAGCACTAGAGGTAGAGGCAGCCCGTACAGCGACCAAGTTCAATGCCTCAGTTTCTTCGGAAGCCCTTGACACTTCGGTGTCTTACCATGAAGCAATCGGCAGAACCATTGGCAGTGGCGAAACACCGTCTAGTCGCTGGAACGCCAAAGAGTGTAAAGCAGTCGCAAGCCTACCTATCGGCAAGGAGTATGTCTGATGACGGGCTTCACCACGAATGAACTTCTTTATCCACTCACAAAGGGTGAGGCGAGTGGACACCCGTTCAGAGGCAACCAATACGAACGGGGCGAAACCGGCGCAGCCGAAGAAAAAACCACCAGACCACCAATCGGTAAGTTCCAATTGACACCTAAGGAAGTCAAGTCAATCGCCAAGGAACTCGTCAAGAACATCAAGTCCATAGGAGACGACAAGGCTAATGACATCGCTGCTGTGTCAATAGCGAAGGCACTCGGATACGACAAGCCAGCGACTATCGGGGAAGGGAAGGGAGAGCCAGACTTTTACCGAGGTTGCTCCATAGCCGGAGCCAAGAGCCTGACCCAGCCACTAGAGCATTACGGAATGTCGGGCGGAACACTGAACGGTAACGGCGTGTATCTAGGGAACAAGGAAACGGCAACGGTCTACAAGGACTATGCGAACACCGACAACGAAAAAGGCACCCTCGTATCAGCATGGATAGACCCAAACGCCCAGATAGCCAACCCAGATACCGAAAAAGAGGACAATCAGTTCACGGAGTACAACCGCTTCCTCTCAGAGGACATGGGTAGCGTCAAACTGACCGGCAATGAAAGAGACGCACTTGATAGTTTCATTGAGTATGGAAGTAACCTCTCGCTACTGACGGGGTATCAGGCGTACATGGCACCATTTTGCTTGGTCGTCTTTGACCGCTCCATTATGAAAGTAAAGTACTAACCATGTCGGGCTTCACTACCTCAGAGTTGCTCTACCCACTAACCAAGGGGGATAAGCAAGGGCATTCCTTCCATGGCAACCAATACCGTGAGGTTGCTAGTGAGGGAAGCACCAACACCCCTCGCCCGCCCGTAGGAAAGTTCCAATTGTCGGGCGACGAACTAAAGAACTTTGCCAAGGCGTTGGAGATAGAGGACTACGAGTACGCCGTCTCCGGTGACGAACAAAAGGGAGCCGTCGCACTCTCAAAAATGCTGGGCTTTGATAAGCCAGCCACCAGAGTAACCATGGCGGAAGCACCTTCCAAAACACCAATGCTCTACCGAGGGTGCGACACACGGGGAACCGACGCACTGATGAAGCCAATCAGCGAGGACAACCCGTACCAAAAGTATGGAATGAGTGCCTACGGCGCAGGGGTCTACATGACCACGATTGAGAACAATGCCAAAGAGTATGTTCCGCAATCGGACACGGGGCGACTAGTCAAGGCATGGTACGACCCCAACAGCACCAACTTGATGTTGCCAAATGTCTACCAGCAAGCACTAGGAATAGACCCCACCGAACACCTAGACGGTCTAATCAAGTCATGCCGTGACCTCATGCCACCCGAAACCCAATCAAGTTTTGACGAACTATCGCCAATGGAGCAAAAGGGCGTAGCGAACTTCATGTCTAGCCCAGCCGGATTAGCCATGACCCTCGGTTATCAGGGATACAAGCAACCCGTTGAATACGGTGGTTTGACACTCATTCTTGACCGCTCCGTTCTAAAGGTGAACTTCAAATAACCGGCTTCACCGAACGACAAAACGCCGTCGTCGCCACACACCCCAAATTGGAACCCCAAAAATCGGGGGCAGCCATGAAAAAAATCCATACGGGCTAACTCCCTAAAGGGAGAGAGAAACCTACATAGAGAGATACAAAGAATACAAACTCTCTATAGAGGGTAGAGACACACATACGCACTTACTCCCATAGGGGTAGGACTACTTGATAATGCTTCTCCATGGATACGAAAAGAAGCACTAAACACCACTTCGTACTACACTAAAGTCATGGCAAAACAAGGTCGCAAGACACTCTTGACCAAAGAACTCTCAGAACTCGTAGTTAAGGGGTTCCTCATGGGTAACTACGCAACAGTGGTCGCAGACTACGCAGGTATCACCTATGCGACATTACGCAATTGGCTTATACGGGGAGAGGAACTGAGCCAGATAGAGGATAGGGAACTGACTGAAGAGGAACAACTGTTTGTTGAATTCTTTTTTGAAGTAAAAAAGGCAAAAGCAGTGTCAGAGATGAAGTCCTTGGAAGTGATTAGACAAGCGAGCCAGACACAATGGCAAGCCGCTGCTTGGTATCTTGAACGCACCGCCTCAGACCGTTGGGGGAAGGTTACCCGTACGGAGATTACGGGAGCGGACGGCGGAGCAATTGAGATTAACGCTGAAGCCTTGAACCGCAAGTTGGAAGCACTTATGGACAAGAACTTGATTTCGGTGGAAGCGGTGGATACCCCAGAGTTGGCGCCAGCGTCTACAAGTACGCACGATAGTGAGCCAGAGATGACCGGAAGCGCTACGGGGGTAGCAAAGGACGCTGTGGAGACGGGTGGAAATAGTACGGGAGTGACCCTCAACCCCGACGAGCCACGCCCAAATTCGCAGTCCTGAACCCCCCTCTAGTTCCAATCTAAACAAGCACCCCCAACATTGCTAGAGTGTCGTACATGACAGACTTCCCCAATTGGTTCGCAATGGTCGCAGAAGAGAACTTCGCACAGGCTCTCCTTCCACTCAAGGAACAAAACTTCCTACGGTTCGCCCAAATTGGAACATTCACGGGCGACGCTTCGCAGTGGTTACTTAAATCCGTATTGACGAAGAACGGCGATTGCCTAGATGATGTGGATACATGGAAGGGAAGCGACGAGGAAGCGCACGACGCCATGGACTTCGCTGAGGTTGAGCGTGTCTACGACGAGAAGGTTGCGCCGTACGGGAAGCGAGTACGCAAGTTCAAGATGACTTCACGCCTGTTCTTCCAACAACACGCAATTGGAAACTACGACTTCATCTACATTGACGGCGACCACACAGCGCAAGGGGTGCTTGAGGACGCTCTGGACGCCCACCGCCACTTGAAGGTTGGGGGCATTTTGGGCTTTGATGACTACCAATGGCGCTCTGGCAAGGGTGCGCTCCACGACCCTCAGTTGGCAATTGACGCTTTTAATCTCGTGTACCAAGAAAAGTACGAGTTACTTATCTCCAATTATCAAGTCTGGTTGCGGAAAATCTCTAACTAACTTTTTTGGACAGTCTGGGACGGAAGACCCGTCATAGTGGGTATGGAACTAACCAACTATGAAGAACAGTGGGCGTGGAGTATCTTCCAATACGGCTACCCCGACTACTCGGTAGTGCCAGCCAATGTTTTGCGCCGTGTTGCGTCGCACCACCGCTCCGAAGCCGAGAAGATTGACGCTTTAGTTAGCGAGACTAACTAATTCGCAGATTGGTTTACTGAAATCCTCAGTTTTCCGTGTCAGGACAGCCTGACACCCACACTTTGGAATGGAAAGTTGGGTTCAAGCCAGCGCACCGACCTTGCCCATTGGAGATAGACGGGTTCAGTCAATTAGGGATTGCTTGGGTGGGTTGAGTATAGCAAATTTGTAATGGGGTTACTGAAATCCTGTGGTTGCGGTACGCTGGTTGAGTAATGAACCCCACTATCCAGCGACTTCTTACCGCTTCCCCCGAGCAACGCAAGGCAATCCTCTCCGCCCTGTCGCCTTTAGAAATGGCGACCGTCTACAAGGAATTGGAAGCCATTGAGAACGCCCCCCAGCGTCATTGGTACTGCCCTCGCTTGACCTGTGACGGCAACCCTCACGCTGGGTTCCATTGGTGCGACCACCCGATTGACGGCAAGCACACGCCGTTTTGTAAACACGCTCGTACCAGCCAGCGTCCGCCGAAGGACGACCCCGACAATCCGTGGCTCGTGTGGGTTTACGCTGGTGGACGAGGGGTCGGTAAGACCCGTTCGGGAGCCGAGTGGGTTCTGGACTTGGTTTGGAACCAAGGGTACCAACGCATTGCGCTCATTGGTCGTACTCCAGCAGATGTGCGAGATGTCATGATTTATGGGGACAGTGGGATTATGAACTGCTCCGACCCACACCCACGACCTCTTCACGAGCCGACGAAGCGTCGCTTGATTTGGGAGAATGGGGCGCAAGCGTTTACTTATTCGGCGGCTGCCCCAAGCCAATTGCGAGGCCCTCAACATGACGCAGCGTGGGGCGACGAAATCGCTGCTTGGACGGACGCTCCAAAGGGCGATACTTTGGATACTTCGTACAACAACCTCATGCTGGGATTGCGCCTCGGCACGAACCCCAAGGCACTTTTCACTAGTACCCCCAAGCGAGTGCGCCTCATGAAGGAAATTATGGCTCGTAAGACCACCGTGGTTACGAACGGTACGACCTACGAGAACCTTGACAACCTTGCGCCGTCGTTCCGAGAAAGCGTGTTGTCCGCCTACGAGGGAACTCGCATTGGACAGCAAGAACTTATGGGCGTGATGATGACTGATGTGGACGGTGCGCTCTTTACGCTAGAGATGATTGACGCCCACCGTGGCGTTCTCGTCGCTCCACCCAAGCGAGAATTGGAACTCCCTTATGATTGAAGTCTCCATAGAGGATTTCACTAAAATTGTGGTTGGCGTAGACCCGTCGGTAACTTCCGGCGACGACGCAGACGAAACGGGGATTGTCGTCGTAGCGAGCGGCCCTCACCAGCCGGATAGTTGCGTCCTCAACCACTGTACGGCGCACGGCTATGTGCTTCAGGACGCCACGCTCCCTAAGTCCAACAAGAACTCCGTGGACAAGTGGGTACAGCGTGTCATTGAGGTCTTTGAGGATTGGAACGCCAACTTGATTGTCATTGAAGGCAACCAAGGGCAAGAACTCTTGGAAATGGCGTTGCGTACGAAGCGAGCCGACCTACCGATTAGCCGACCGAACGCCCGTGAGAACAAAAAAGCCCGTGCGGAACCAATCGTGGCGCTCTACGAGCAAGGACGAGTACACCACCTAGGCGACCCGACGCAGTACGCCCAATTGGAAGAACAGATGACGAGTTGGGTGCCACCAGCCGAAGGCAAGCGTGGCTCCAAGTCACCAGACCGCCTTGACGCCCTTGTGTGGGCGCTGGCGGAGTTGAACCTACAGGGACGACGCCCCCGTAAGTCAATCGCCGGAATTCAGGCAATTGGGCTGGGTCAGCGCAACGGCTGGGCTTTTTAGTCCCCACCAGAGCCCCTCAGAGCCTCTCTGGGGCGTTCAAATGCCTCGCCCTAGGGGAAGGTACCCCCGAGGCTATGCGACCCCTACAAGCCCCTTATGCGTGGCTTGGGCGTCAGCGTCGCCCTCTGCCAGACGGCGAGAGAACTGAGCCTGAGCGAAGGCTCGCTCCGCTTCTGCGAAAAGGCGCTCGGTTACCTCGGACGGGTTCTCGTCACGGACGGCGAGGTAGTGCGTGTAAACGCTCCATGCGATTTCCTCAACGGCTCGTGCCTTCAAGATTTCCATTCGGTTCATTTCATGCTCCTTGATTGGTCAGTTAAGTATCTCAACGGGGTGTGACAGACCTACCGCTCTCACGGGTTGGTCTTGGTCACCACGAGGTTCATGCCTTGCTCGGCGCACTCGGCAACACGAGCGGACAACTCATCAGAGATTTTGGTCAGGACAACCTGAACAAAGGACTTGATGTGTTCTACGCCGTCGCCCAGCGAAGAGTTGTGGCGCTCTATGAAGATACGCTCAGCACCCGAGGCTTGGCGGTACTCGCTCAAGAAGGGTTGGAGAGAACCACTAGCCGAAATCGTGTGGCGGAATGAGTGCGTGGGCGTACCGTCAGCACCGACCTTGAAGCGACTACGGGTCGTAGCGTAGATTTCCGTACCCTCAAGCAAGGTGCGGAAGTTGTCGGAGCCTTGCTCTTCACCGTCAATGACGAAGCGACCCCGAGTGACCGCTCCAACGAGTTCGTTGTTGAGGCGAACCAAATCAACGACGCCGAGGCGAGCGAACGGGCGACCAATCCCAGCGGAGCGACGGCTATCCGCCACGAGCAAACTCTCCAACTTGTTCGCAATGTCTCTGGTGTGACGGCTCTGGGCAACGACCATGGCTTCGTCCAAGCCCTTGACGAAGGCGGAGAACATACGGCGCACGACCGGCGTGGCGTCCTGACGCAACAGCGCAATCTCGGACTTGACGAACGCAGGGTCAGAAACCAGAACGAGGGCGTAGCGTCCGTACTCGTTCGCTTCAAGGTCAAGCAGGTCAGCGACCGTGAAGCCCACGGCTTGCGACACCTCAACACGGGCGACGGGCGTTGTAGTCTGAGCGATTTGTTCGGCTCGTTGGACAATGCCAGCACGAAGTTCCAAGAGGTTCGTTTCAATCAAGTTCATCAGGTTCTCCTACGGGGTCAGTTGGTACTAGAAAAGGGTACAGCATGGGTGAGACGAAATCAAGTTAATCAAATCTTCTCGGCAACGGACGGGCGCTTTCCGAAGGCGAAGAAGGCGTCACGGTCAGACTGCTCAACCGTGACCGTGAAGCGGATAGTGTCGCCACGCTCCCAATCACCGTCGGGGCAAGAAGTGAACAGGCGCCAGCCCTCAACACTCTCCATGAGAACCTTCCCACCCTTGAAGCCGAGGACGGTCGCAACGACCTCAACTTTGCCGGTGGGCGCAGGGGTCTTGACCGGCTCAACGACCGGCTCAACGACCGGAGCAACCACGGGTGGGAACTTGGCGAGACGCTCCGCCTCACGCTTCTCAAAAGCCTTCATACGGCGAGCCTCAGCCTTGGCTTCTTCCTTGATGATGAACGCCTCACGCTCTTCCTCAGTCCACTCGGAAGTGAACACCCACGACTTCGCACGGGGGTCAGCCTTGGCGCCACGGCAACGGAAGCAAACGCCGAGGGAGACGAGGTTGCCGTTGCGGATTTCCCGACCCCACTCGCCCCTGCCGTTACAACGCTCGCACGGTACGAAGCCGGTCTTGGTGGGCTTGCTCTTGGCGGTCATTGGAACTCCTTTGGTCAGTTGCTCTTACATAACCATGCTACAGCATGGGTGTGACACAATCAAGTCAATCGGTTCCCCCGTGCCACGCTTGGGAAAACAGCACCGCCTCGTCCAAGATGTCTGGGGGTCGGACGCCCTCAACGGTCAGTTTCGCAATCCCGAACTCCGCCAATTTGGTCAGGAATTCCTCGTCGCTCAGTTCGTCGTCAATCAGAACACGGTGCTGGACAAACACCCGATAGGCAATGCCTCGCTTCGGGTACTTACGGTCGCTTGGTATGTACGAGCGTTCTCCAATGGTGGCAAGAATGTCAAACGCTGAGGGGGCGACGAACTTCTCGCCACCCCACACCAGCGTCCATGTCGCCTTATTGGGGGTCAAGAAAGCGTTGTTGTCTTCCATTACGCAATCTCCTTAAGGCTCTCACCAATGTTTTCCAATTCAATGATTTCGCCGTTGCGAACCTTGATGTAAGTCATGGGGTTGATTTCTTCCGCCCACGACAAGTCCACCTTTGCGTCAGCACAGGCATTGACGAGCAACGGCATGGTTGAGGCGAAGAACAGCGAGCCAGCCTCGGTTGCGCCGATAGCGAGCGGACTGCCCGAGACACGAGCGAGATGAAGGTCACGCTTATCACGAGCGTCAAGCCAAGCCAAGGCTGCCCGACCTTGGAGCGACTTAAGCACTTGAGCCGGTGAGTACACCGTGCGGTTCAGTAGGGCGAAGGCTGCTTCGCTATCTACTTGCGCCTTACGAGCCTCACGGAAGTAATCAAACACAGCGTCGTCGTTGGACAGCACCCCGTTATGTACGCCGACAATGCGACCCGAAACGATTGGGTGGTTGTTCAGGTTGTTCTGTGGCGTTCCCTTGGTCGCCCAACGAGTGTGAAGGATTGCTCGCTTCGTGTTCGTATCCATTTGAGCGAGGTACTGCTCAAAGTTGTACGCCGGAACCGGCGCCTTGCTAACAGCAATGCTCGCCTTCTTGGTCGCCTTGTCAGACTTAACCCAAGCAGCCCCCGTAGCGTCCTCGCCACGAGAGACAATCTGGTTCAGCATTGCCATGGACAACTTCTTGGCGTTAATTTTGTCGTCCTTGTGAATACAAAATCCTGCGATACCGCACATAATGATTTCCTCTTTTCTTTTGTCAGTTGATTGGACTAGCGACTAGCAACGAGCGTCTCGGAGCGACGGTTCAGGAACGCCACCGTCTCTTCGGAGAGCGGAAGGTTGCCCAGCAACTCGGGGAACGAAGCGAACGCCTCGGTCGGGTCGGTCGTAGCGACAGCCTTCTCGGTCAGCGCCATGACGAACTTGACCCACGACACAACCTTCTCGGCGTTGAGAGTGCCTTGGTGCTGGCGGAACTCAACCGTGCCGTACTTGGAGTACGAGGTCAGGTTCACCGTCATGTAGCGGTCAAAACGACCGACCGCATTACGCAACTCGCTGGTGGAGTTCGTGTTGCGAATGCTCTCAAAAGCGGTGCGGTACACGCTCGTGTCGTAACGCTTCGCCCAGCGAGTGTTGTGGCGAGACTGCGAAACAACATTGTTGATGTTGTTCTGGTTCGCAGAGTAGAACTCAACGACCTTGATGAGGTCAGCGCCGGACAAGCCGTCCATGCCGAGGTGGACATGAAGTCCGCAAGTACGGTCTACCTTCGCACCAGCGTTCAGGAGCGCCTTGACTGCCTTGGAAGCAATCTCCAAGCCCTGCTCGCCACGGAGAACCGGCGACACCATTTCAAGACCACGACCCATGCCGGTGCCACGAGCGGTCACCGAACCGTCGGTCGTAATCTTCCACCAGCCGGACGGAACCGTGTTGGCGTGGTATGTCTCAAAGTCAGCGTCCAAGCCAATGGAGCGCAAAGCGTTGAGCGCCGTAGGAACCGTGATACCGAAGAACTCGCACTCAAAGCCGAAGGTTCGGTTGGACGGAAGCGACGGGTGGCTAACGGTCGCAGTCTGGGCGACGGTCGCAACAGCGCCGTCGGCGTTCGCTACAACAAGGCGACGCTCAGCAGCCCGAACTGCCTCAGCAGCCGATTGCGGACGAGCGATGCCGTTGGGCGTGAAGCCGAGCGTACGGGCAATCTCAATGTACGACATACCCGAGCGACGGAGACGAAGCGCCTCGTCCTGACGGGCAATCGTCGCCTGACGAGTGCGAGTGATGTTGGCACTGCGCTGGTACTGCGTTGGTCGGTTGCTGGCTGGCATTTCTGCTCCTTGGTCAGTTGGTTCATTTGGAACATAACCATGCTACAGCACCGCTGTGACAAAATCAAATCATTCAAAAAAGTATTTTGGTGGGTCGCTATAGATAAAGACTTGACGGGGGTATAGGAACTGTGGCACAATGGGTGGGTAGGAAAACTGACCAAGGAGTAGAGCATGACCAAGACAATCCCCGTGCGTTCCGACGCTGACCTTGAAGGCGTCCACCGTTGCGACTGCGGTTCCAAGTATTGGGAGAACCTGCGTTGCGCCGACTGTGGCGAGAAGGCTCCCAAGACGATTGTGCGAGGCAACTGATGTACGCCGTCACCAATGACCCAGCCCTCGTCGGTCGCATTGAGACGCTCATGGCGTGGGACACCTCAGCCGAGATTGTCGCCAAGGCGATTGACCGTGTGTCCTTTGCGGACGCCGACACCTACACCCATGTCCTCTCCGTCGTGAACGGCGTTGTCTTGGGACTAGAACTCAGCAACACCGACAGCACCTACACGGTCGCTGTGGACGGAATGATTGTTGAGCATGGCGAGCAAGGCGTTGAATTCGGAAACGCACTGTCGCTTGAAACAAACATTGAGAGCCTCGTGCGCTCGGTGCTACAAACCTATTACCTGACCCCTAAGGAGCAATCATGAACACCAACCGTCGCAAGCGTGGCAACAAGTACACGCCGTTCATTCATCTCGTCTCAATGTTCCTCGCCCTCATGTGGACGAGCGCACTCGCTCCCTATTTGGCGACGACGAACATTTGGGCAACCCTCGCTCGTGGCTTGGGCGTGTTCTTTACGATTGAGTTTGGCTTCGCTATCCTCATCTCGCTCATCTTCGTCCTCACGACGCCTCGTCGCTAGGGCTTAACAAACACGAAGGTCGGTTCGTACTTGAACCCACCATTCGTCACAGCGGACAACGCCAACTGAAGTGTCTCGGTCAGCATGAAGCCTTCCTCGGTAGCGATACGCACCGTGTCGGCTTCTAGCGTCGGGTGTTCTCGTGTGTTGGCGACATTCAGCGCCAGATGTGCGCCGTGTCGTAGCCCCTTGTGGGCGTTACGCACGGACGCTCGCAAAAAGCCCTCGTTCCATTGCTCACGCTCGGGGAAGCGCACGAACGATTGCGTATCCTCGTAGGCGTACTGCTCGGTACTGAAGTACGGGGGCGAAGTGAACGCAAAAGACAGGCTCTCCGGCTCCGGCACAAAGTCCTCAGAACCAACGCAATGGAGCAACACCTCGGTATCGGTCTTGTGGGCGAAGTCGTCTCGGAGCGCACACAGCCCCTCGTAGGTCTTGGTCGCAGGGTCGGTTCCAAAGTAGGTCGTCACCTTGGGCGACGCAATCGCTCCAAGTAGCCGTCCGCCGTAGCCACAGGACAAATCCCAAACAGCACCGTCGGCGTATCTGTCGTATAACGCCCGAGCAGCGGTGGGACGGAAATTGGAAACTCGTTGTACTCGGCTCACCGAACCAAACGCCTTCCGCAATCGGGCTGGGGTCAGGTCAGTGTTTACTGAAATCGGTATGCCAGAGCGTTCCAAGCGACGCCGAATGGCTTGAAGCATGAGTTCGTCGGAGTTCCAAATGTCCATGGGCGTACGAGCGTTACGCACCCGCACTTCCCAAGCGTGGGGAAAGTACGACCACGCCAGCGCAAGTCCAGCCATGGTCTGGCGTATAACCGTTCCCTCAATAATGTTCCTAGGAGAGCGGACGAACTTCTCCCACTCGTGTTCTCGTTTACTGAAATCCGTGGAGTAGTAGGGAAATCCACGCTCTCGCCAGCGAGAAAGTATGCCGAGCAAAACTTCATGCTCTTGTTCCGCCGAAAGTCGGGGCGCTACGAAATCGGAGTTACTGAAAAGTGTCAGTTGCTCTTCCGTCATAACGCCACTTTAGTGCGTGACGACGCTCACAAGTGGGGATTTCACTACTCGTAGTTCTTAGCCAGCGCAGGGTTCTTGATTACTTTGACGAGCGTTTTCAATCGGGCGCCAACAACCTCGTCAGCGAGTTTGATTGCTTCGTGGAGTGCCGAAATCGCTTCCTTCTTACGCTCAAGTTGTAGAAGGCAAACACCAATGCGTTCCCAAGGCAAATAGGAGTAGCAAATCGTGTTTGTAAACGAACCGTCAAGGGGGATTTCCATTCCCGTGACTGCTTGGTAGAACGGCAACGCTCGCTTCCATTCGCCCTTGGCGTAGTAGGCGTCGCCCAACATCACAAACGCTTCAGCACGGGTCGGGTCAAAGTAAATCGCCTGTAAGAGGGCTTCGGCTGCTTTGGAACTTTGGGCAAGAGCGTTGTGACACTTCGCTTGTTGCGTCAAGGCGTCGTAGTACTGCCAAGTAAAGTCACCAAGTTCAAGGTAGCGGTCTAACGCTTCAATCGCTTCCTCAAATCGCTGGAGCGACATCAACTCAACGCCGTGGTAGTACCGAGTTCTGGGCGAGTTGTCGCCTTCTGCGATTAGGCGCTCCAAAATACGCAGGTTTCGGTCGGTCGCTGTGGAGCCGAACGCAATCGGGTCGTTCACCACACAACCTTCGGCGCCGTAGGCAACCTCGTTGTCGGTATACGGGCATTCGTGAACAGCGCCCTTCCAAATCGGGTTGGCGCTTCGCTTCAAAAGGCGCACCGTCATGAAACTGCTCTGAATAGTTCCATTCTTGTCAATGCCACGGTTGAGAACCGAGCAAATCATCTCAGCGTCCGATTTCGGGTCGCAAATAGTGACGCTCCGCTTTAACTTCTTAAACGCTTCAATGCTCTCATCAGGGATTATGTCACCACTGTCCAACCACATAATCCAATCGCCCGTCGCTTTTGAGAACGAGTAATTTCGGGCAGCGGCAAAATCATCAATCCACTCAAACTCGTAAACCTTCGCTCCGTAGGACTTGGCTACTGAAATCGTGTCGTCAGTGGAGCCGGTATCCACGATAATTATTTCGTCAATGAACTCTTGTACTCCAGCGAGGGTCTGTCCGAGGACATCTTCGTTGTTCCGGACAATCATTGCCAGCGACCACTTCATTACTTCACCGTAACCGGCAAATTAGGCAGTTTGCGAACGCCCTTACTGCGGATTTCAGTAACTCGCTCATCTCGCTCGGCTTGGAGCGACGCAAAAGTTGCCACCCCTTGCTTCTTCTTTAAATGGGGAATGTTGTTCACCACAATCCCGATTTTGTTGGTCGGGAGCGTAATAGCGAGTAGGTCACTGTCCCCTTGGTCGGAATAACCAGCGTCCAGCAAGGCTTCCAAAGTAGGGAACACATCAGCGTGGCGGTCGTTCTCCACATCAATGAAAGCGTCTTGCTTGCCACCCATGGAGAAGATGATGACGAAATTCGGGGGCAAAGTGACGGATTTCACTAACTTGACTTCCTTCGTGTAGGCGTAGAAAGTGACATCTGGGGTCGCTGTCGCAATCCGCAACCAAGCGTGGAAATACTCCGGCGAAAAGAAGTCGCCAGCGTCGTGGATACGGACATACTTTCCCCCTCGGTACCGGCGAGCCTTCAATTCCTCGGTCATTTGCGCTTCCCAACCAGCGAGGTCGTTTACAACCATTTCCAATTTGGCGAGGTGCGCCTTGCGGACATTGCTGAAATTAAAAGTACCCGACCGTGCGTAACACAAGTTGGCGCAAATCCCAGCATTCGGGCAGGTCTTGACAAGGATTTCAGTACCACCAGACCCAATTCGTGCCGAGAGCGCAGGGATAGTCCAAGTGAAGATACCGTCCTTGGCGAGTTCCCGATTTCCATTCGTGAGCAAGTATTTCGTGACCATAAAACCACACTCTAGCGACTTCGGAGCGACCGTACCGAAATTGCTACGAGCCGTTCTGTTAGCATTGGAAAATGCCCACGAAGCAACAGACCATTGACCACGAGTTCTGGGTACTCCGCTCACTACTCCACGACCGAGGCGTACTAGACCTAGAACTAGACAAGCACCTAGAGCGCACCCAAATACTCATGCGCTCGCTCGCCCGAGAGACACATGACTAAGTACGAACTGTACAAAGTCAATCCCGAAACCGGCGAACTACCAGAACTCCCTACGCTCACAACCCTCAACGAGCAAGAACTCAAAGAGTGCCTAGAGCGTATGTACCCTCATTGCCAATTCCATACCGACGCCGACCTCATCACAATGACCAGCAACACAGACCCCTCGGTACACGAGACATTCGTACTACACAAGAGAGAGATAATAAGATGAAGTTACTCATCATCTGGCTCGGAGTAAACGCCACACTCCTTGCCTTCTTACTACTAAGCGACATCTGGCGAGACGACAAGTAATGGATTGGAACGACATCAAAGCCTGTACCGAGTGTACGGACATCACGCCGTGCGAGGAGCACGAAGCATTCCTACTAGAGGAATACATCAAAGCCCAAGCGACCGAACAAACAACCAATACTCCTGAAGCACTCATAGAAGGCGCAGTCGCATGGAGTACGACATCTCCTGACCCCACCACCAAGGTTGGCGCATTCCTTGCGTACCCCGACCTCTCAGTATGCCTACCCACTATGAGCGTCAATGAATTCCCCAATGGCGTATCCTCAACCCCCGAGCGTTGGGAACGACCGACCAAGTACCTCTTTGTAGAACACGCTGAGCGCAACGCAATCTTCAAAGCGAGTAGAGCAGGGGTACCCACCGAGGGCATGACCCTTGTAACTACATGGTCGCCATGTGCCGATTGCGCCAGAGCAATCATTCAGGCTGGCATAGCCAAGGTCATACAACACGAAGCGATAGACACGACGGGACGCTGGGGCGAGAGCATTGAAGTCGCCCAGACAATGTTGCGAGAGGCTGGAGTTCAAGTTCTCTACATGGGGTAGGGGGTAGTGCGACGCCCGACCCTAGGCGCACCACGCCACCAGAATTTCAAGCGATTTTTGAGGTTTGATTTGCGACCGCACCCCCACACGCCTCATCAAACATTTTCCCCTACTAAACCCCCGTACCCAACAAACCCCCCAAAAACCTTCTGTCACCAAATTTTTTTCCAATGACTTGATTTTGTCACTAAACCCCTGTACCATGGGTACATGACAAACCAACTGACCCGAGAAGAAATCGTTGCGATTGACACCAACATTGCCCGTCTGTACAACGAAAGCACTGACCTGTACTTTGAACTCATGAGCGCCAAGAAAAACATTGAGTACCTATTGCCACTCGCTTCAAGGAGTGGACGAGGTGGCGCCCGTACCTTCACTTTGAACGGCGTACAAGAAATCGCCACGGTGGAGAACCTTCGCCGTCTCTTCAACGAAGGCGCAATTGGTTCAGCCAACGATTGGAACCGCAAGGTGGAAGCCGAGAAGTTTGAGAAGTACGACGCAATCTCAGCGAAGTACCGTGCCAAGAAGGAAGAAATCAACGAAGCCGAAAAGCAGTACAAGGGCTGGAGCAGGTTCTTCCTCGTCCACGGTGGACACATTCACTCGTCCATGGATTGCTCAACCTGTAACAAGGTTGGCAAGGCGACCTCGTTCGGCTGGCTTCCCGAACTGAGCGGTCTGACCGAAGCGGACGCTGTAGCCCAGCACGGCGCAATCCTGTGTACGGTTTGCTTCCCTTCAGCACCCGTGGAGTGGACGAACGGCGTGAGCCACAAGGACGCTGAGCGTCTCGCCAAGCGTTGCGACGGCTCGGGCAAAGTCCCAGCCGAGAAGCACTCCAAGTACCCCTACCGCTACGGCAAATGCTCGTGCGGAGAATGGCAAACCCTCACCACCCTTGGACTAGTCCGAGCCCACAACAAGCCGAAAGGAAAGTAAACATCATGTCGCAATTTGGAAGCACCGAGGTCAGGAAATTCATCAAAGCCCTACAGAAGTACGGCTTGCCAATGCGTAACAACGGAGCGCACTACATAGTGACTTGCCCAAACAACAAAGTCATCATCAGCACCAAGTACACCCACATGGACAGACGGTGGAAGGACTTGGAAAAGGCTGGGATTGACATAGAGCGTGTCAAGAAATTTATGTAGCAAAATTTTTTTGAATTGTCACCACCGAGTAACTAAACCCTGCTACCATAAACAACAACCGAAAGGAAGACCACGGACATGATTGTTTGGATTGACCTAGAAACGACGGGTCTTGACCACAACAAGGACGCAATCCTTGAAGTCGCTGTCGCTGTCACCACCGACGACCTAGAACTTGTCGGTACCTACAACTCCGTAGTTAAGACCAAGAAGCGTGACCTTAAGCGCATGGATAACTTCGTTTTTAACCTTCACACCAACTCTGGGTTGCTGGAAGAGGTAGCGTCCGCTACAAAGCCTCTCAGCGTGGTTGAGAGCGAGATTATGACCTTCCTCGGTCGGCACGGATTGACCAAGGGATTGGTCTTGGGCGGAAACAGCGTCCACTTTGACCGATACTTCATGCTTCGGCTCATGCCTGACCTCATGAAGCGCTTTACCCACCAGAACCTTGATGTCACCTCAATCGGGCATTGCGTCAAGCGTTGGCACCCCGAAGCGTACGACCTCATGAAGAAGCAATCGGGCGCCGTCGCCCACCGAGCCTTGGACGACATTTTGAGTAGCGTCACCCAAATGCGTAAGTATCGCTACTACTCGTTCCGTGTAGTTCCAAACATTGGAGAAGAAAAGTGACGAACAGCGAAGCCCGTAAACGAAAAGAAGAAGCGAACGCTTTGGACTTTGAAGAAGTCGGCGTTCTTGACGGAACACCATGCGACCACATTGAAGACGGATACGACTATACCGATGAAGGTCTGGTTTACGAACGATTTGCCTACTGCCCTAAGTGTGGTGAGAAACTGTGAACGCCGAAGAACGCCAAGCCCTGCGAGAGAAGCACTTTCTGTATCACTTTAATAAGTGTGGTGAATGTTTCCTTTCCTACCCCTGTGATGTAATCAAAGTTTTGAACGAACTTGAAATGTGGGTCAAGGAGTGAACCCCGAACCCGTTAGCGAAACAACCCCGAAGTCGCCTCTGAACACCATGTCAGAGATACTTTCAGAGAAGTTGCGTGAGAGCGTGTCTTTAACCTCTTGTCGTGACCCCCTCACGACCGGATACCTCTGTTGTTCCTTCCACGCTGGTTACCGTCAGGCAATCTTTGACCTACAAGTAGCGGAAGCACAACATGGTTGAAGAAACCAACGACGAAGAATTCATGGCGAACTTCACCAACGAGGAAATTCGCTACGGCATAGACCAATACGCCCAAGTCAAGTTGGGCATGAGTGGCGACGAGTTCATCACCAAGGTTCGTAACGGAGAGCAAGTTGGATTGCTCCACCACCGAGCGCAAGAAGTAGCAGATTTAATCCCCTTACTAGATAGGAAAGAAGGAAACACCAATGAACAAGCGTGACATTGACGACTTTTTGCGTAAAGAGCGCAAAGCCGAATACCGAGCCTTAAAGCGTGAGTATTGGAACAAGAAGACCCTGAAGGAAAAGTTGGCAATCGCATGGTTGTGCTTCTTCTTTGGAACCATTGCGGTGTCCGTGACGATTGCGCTTCTCGTGTCAGTCATCTATGCGTACATTGAACTTGGTTTCGTTCGTTCGTTGCCTATCACCATTGGGGTAATGGTGGGCGTCTTGACCTTTTGCGCCTTGAGCGTCATGGAAGATTAGGTTCAGCGCCATGATTGACAACACAGTTGAGAGCATTGAGAGCCAGATGACCCCACGACCGTGGAAGGACGCTGTGCTACGAGCAATCGTCACCGACATGGGGGTAAAGACCTACCTGTACACCATTTCGCCAACCGAGAGCGACCAGCCCGAGTGGTTCGTAGCGCACAAGGACGCCGACCTTGCGATTGCGACGAGCGAAACACCACCGTTCTTTGAAGAAGAAGTGGACGAAACGCTCCTTGCGGTGGATTGTGTCAAGAGTGCGTGTGACGCTTTTGAAGCGTACGGGGCGACCGTGGAGAGTTTTATCTAGCGCCACCGCTGGGGAACCGGAGTTTCTGTACGGGGGTATAGAGGGCAATTTTTTCTAAAAATTTTTAGGCTTGCGCCGTTTACTTCTTAGCCCCTCACTCATCAGCACCGACCACAGAAAGGGATAAAAGTTCTCCTGCGCCGATTGATTTCTACTAGAGTTGGGTTATGACCCTAACCAAGTTTTGGAAGTTCGGCTCCACCGAAGCAACAGCAATTGATGACGAAGTGTTTGACACTTTCTCGTTGCCCTCTCGTGTCCTTTTGGAAGTTACCAAGAACGAAGTGTTCGTGTCAGCACTTGACGACAATGGTTGTATGACCCGTACGATTTCCCTTGGTTCAATTGAGCCAGAGGTTGAAGAACAGCACGACTTCGCTGAGACGCTTGCTCGTAAGCATGGTTGGCTTGCGTATCCTGAATGGTTTGAAACGGGTGGAAGCGAGTTCGTTGATGTGGCGCCGTCACCACTGACCGTCGTTTTTGTTGGCGGAGTTATCTCGGACGAGGACGCCATTCGTATGGCTCGTAACGCTGGAATGGAAGTTGTTGATGTTGTCGCTCAAAACTATGTTGAGAGCGAGGGCAAGAACTATGTTTCATTTTCCGTTGAAACACCACGGGGTTGGTCGTGGTAGGAAACTCCACGCCATGGTTTTGCGAGTACAACGAGACGCACGACCGTTGGCAACCCATTGACTTCAACAGCAAAGACAAGGCGTAATCGTGGGTCGCTTCTTTGGTCGTAAGAAGATAGAAGAAGCGACGCTCTTCAGCGAAGAGGGTTCCCTTCCAATCCTTTCGCAAGAGGTTCAAGTAGCAGTTGGAATGGAGCAAGCGTTGCTGGCGTCCATGGAGTTGGTTATGTTCCACAAGGACGCTTGGAACGAATTGGTTTCAAGACTTGCTGAGCGAGGCGTGTACGCCGAAATCAGCGAAGACGCAAGGGGCGAATACGAGGCGTTAATGGGTCGTCTTCGTGCTTGCCTAACGGTCGTAGCGCAAGAGAGTAAGGTAGCAACCGAACTAACAAACAGATTGGAAAACAATGACTGAAGAGCAAGCCGAACTAGAGCAAATTGAAGAGACGATTGATACCGTCCGTCAGGAACTCATGGTCGTTCGCAAAATCCACGCCATTGAGCGACAGATGTTGTCTCGTGCTATTCAGGCATTGGTTGGCGCCACCGGCAAACCGGCTGGAGAGGTCGTCAGCGTCCTTTCAGACGGCTTAGACGAGGGCTACTCGCAAGCGGTCACCGAAGCGTACGGTGCGTCAAAGGTTGTGAAGCCCGAAATCAAGGTTCCGAAACTTCACCTGCCTTATTAGAACTCGTCTATCCATTCTTGGGGGACGGTAAATTCCTCGTCCATGTCTGGAATGACGCCAACAGCAATTGGTTGCTTTAGGTTCATGACGCTCATGGTCGCCAGCCCAATTATCTCCGCAATGATGTCGTTGTAGTTGTCTTGGGCTTCTTCAAAGCCGTAACGCTCTAGCGCAATCAGCGAGCAAGTGTATTCAAAGAAGTCGCTTTGCCACTTCTCATCTTCTTGCTTGAAGCCCATTTCTTCAAGACCGTGACGAACACTAAAATCAACCGCTTCAATCGGTACGCCACCCTCTTGGAGTTCGTACAGCATGGCGACAGCAACACCACTCGCAAAGAGCAACACATTATTGTTCTGCTCTTCGGTCAATTTAAGTTCACGCATTATTTAAGCACCTCGGCATAGTTGGAAAAATCGTAATCGGGTAAAGCAAGATTTGCGAAGTATAACGCTTCCTCTTCGCTGGTAGCAATCACCGGAACATCAACCGTGAAGCGCACGGTTATCCACGGCGTACCGTCTGTGTCGTAGTTCACGGTCATCACTTCACCAACTCAAAGTGATGAGTAACGACAATCTTCGGCTTGCGCTGTGTTGCGTACTTGGAAGGTCGTGAGTACTCCGAGCGAATTTTATTGACCGGCGGTAGTGCGTTCGGAATTGGCGTCTCTGCGAACTGACGCTCAATGTAATCACCCAAATCAAAAAGCGTGTCGGCTTCATCAAAACTTTCAAAGTCGTCTAGCAAACCGAATGCTTCATTCGTCTTGCCACCCTCGTCATCAAGAAGGTAGAACGGCAACTCATCAACGCTACAGCCAAGGTAGGCGCACCAATCAGCGTCGTTCATTCCTTGAATGAAGTCCACCGTTAGTCCGTAGACCTGCGAAAGATAGATGTAGTCCTCGTTGCCCAGCAACGAAGTTATGACTTTTTCGTTAAACGCCATTAGACCCACCACTCCTTACGCTCGGTTGAACACCAATCGTTGTCGGGAACCTCGTCGCCATGCTCGTACTTCCAAGAGCAAACTACGACATCTTTCTCTTCACCATTTGGGAGCGTGACCGTTCCCTCGGAAATTGTGTAGCCAGCATTTTGCTCCATACGCAACATGGAGATTACATTGTCATTGACCGGCAACTCGTAGAGTTCACCAACGGCTTCGTCGCTCATGCGACCCGTAAACACGAGGTACGGATACGCCTTGTGTTCGGTTGAGAAGTACAGTCGGGTTCCTCGCATGACGGCGGTGCCAAGGTCGCTAACGATTTCTTCGTCAATCCAACCGTGAAGTCGCTCGCCTTTGCGTAAGGTTCCGTACGCAAAGAATGTGATGTTATTTGTAGGGGTGTCAGTTTCCATGGGGGATAGTGTAGCACACTCTACTAAACCGTGGTACACTTCTACCCATGACATCTACACCAACTGACACAAAGAAGGCGCCACGGTTACTTCCGATTTACAACAGCGAAAATAATCGCATTGACCTAATCGTTGGCGACAAGGTTTACCACGAAAAGTTCGGCAACGGAATTGTTGCCGAGTTCTCAAAGACCAATTGGCGTTTTGCCAAGTTTAATTTTGAAGACGGCAAACAGCGCCAACTCGTTATTCCTATCTCGCCAATGCTTCGCTACCCACGACCCAAGAAGAACAGCACGAAGCAATCGCCCAAGGCGCCGTTCGGCGCAAACGACTTGGTTAATGTCTCGTTCGTAACAGACCGAGGAATGGTTGTTGAGACGCAAAAGTGTCGCTTCAGCGTTGCCCACACCGTCGGCATTTCGCTCAAGAAGCGGTACTCTGATTTCTTTGAAGGCACCTACAAGATTGAAAGCGCCACAGCGACAACGAACAATGTCGTTTCAATCAGCAAGGCAAAGAAGCCCACGCCGAAGAAGTCGCCACGCAAGGCGAAGCCTCGCATTATCGTTACGCACCATTTTGAAATTGTCTCTTGAATGATTTGATTTTGTTGTACCCATGCTGTACCATGGTTGAGTACCAAACGGTACCAACGAACCAACTGACACTAGGAGTGCCAATGACTGAAGTAAGCCCCGTAGTACCAAACCGCTGGTCGGTCTACAACCAGCGTCGCTACATCAACATGATTGAGCGCATTACCAACACCAACTTTGAGTGGGAAGTTCAGGACGGCAAGTGGGCTGGCTACAGCGAGGGCAACTTGCGTGTCACCGTTGAGCGTCTCACCGGCAAGAAGTTCGTGTTCGGCTTTGACCCGACCGACCCCTCAATGGTTGAGAGCGACCCGACCACGCACGGTTGGTTCCTCACCGAGAGCGAAGAGGCGTCGGCTCGGTAAGCAAACCGTAACGACGCATTCACCACCTTGTCGGAAGGGGGTCGGGGTAGGAGCCGACCCCCTTCCGACTTATTCGGAAAGAAGATGAACTTGATTTCGTTGTATCAGCACAGTACTGTGTGCGCCCATGAGTGAAGATGTCGTACAGAGCAGATACATCTACTGCGCCCTACACGACGACACACGACACAAGGGCAAGCGAGGCGCCTACCTCGTTGAACAACTTACGGGCTCCAATCTCGTTGCTCGGATTTATCCGATTGGGTATGTCAAAGAAGCAACAGCAGAGTTTGAAGTGAAGATTTACGCAACAAAGAACAACCTCGTCGTTGCCGAGCATTGGTCGGTAACCGATAGTAGGAACCATAAAAAAGCAAGAGTAATCAAAGGAAAGGATTACAAAACACCATGAGCAAGCCGAACAGTCTCACCCGTGAAGCGTGGATTAAGCAGGCAAACTGTCGCAACATGAACCCAAATCTTTTCTTCCCCGAAGAAGAAAAGGGTTCTTCAGCGAAGAAGATTTACTCCGAAGAAGTTATTAACGCTTGCTTGAACTGTCCCGTGTTGGAGCCGTGCCAAGAGTGGGCGGTTCTTCACGAAGGTTACGGTTACCAAGGTGGACTAACACCACAGCAACGAGCGAAGGTTCGTAAGCGTTTGAACATCTCTCTTTGGGAGCCACAACTCAACATCACCAACGCAACACGAGCCTCGTAAATTGGAAAACGGGCGGTACGATTTTGTATGCGCTCATTCAAAATTCGTCCAATTTTCCTTGCGGTAACGATTGCGTTCACCTCGTTGTTTGCGGTTGTTCCTAGCAGGGTTGCCGTCGCCCAGACGCCTTGTGCGACATGGCTCAGGGTCATTGACATCAGCAGTAACAACAGGCACCCACTTGGTTGGACGCAACTTGTTAAGGCTGGTATCGCTGGCGCCTACATCAAGAACACCGAGGGCGTGAACTACACCAACCCTTATTGGACGAGTGACGCCCGTGACGCAACGAGGGCTGGCGTTCCATGGGGCGTGTATCAGTTCGCCCAACCAGGCAAAACTGACGCCGTAGCGTCAGCCAAATACTTCTTGGCTCAGGGTGGCAACAATGGTCAGTTGCCCCCTGCGCTTGATTTGGAAGTCACCACTCTCTCGCCCGAAGCGACCGCTCGCTGGGCGTTGCTGTGGCTACAAACCGTTCAAGCCATGACCAACCGAGCGCCGATTATCTATGTCGGAGCATTCTTCCCTGCCTCGCAGTACCCGTTCCTTGCGCCCTACGACCTCTGGTTGCCTGCGTACCCCAACGGCTACCAGCCCGTAGCAAATGTTTGCTCGCTTCCTTCACCAAGGCTTCCTGCGCCGTGGCGTAACACGGGCTGGCAAATGTGGCAGTTCACGAGCGTTGCCGAACCCAACGGGACGCACAACAACACCGACCTTTCGGTAGCGGAAAGTTCGTGGTTCACCAAGTGGACGGGCGCTGGATACAATCAGTCAAACAACGGCAAGCCAGCGAACCCTCTGTACACCACGGGTTCGCACGGAATTAAGGTCGTACAAATCCAAACCTTGCTCATTCAGCAAGGGCTTCTTCCCAAGGGAAGTAACGACGGCGTGTTCGGGCTTCAGACCAAGCAGGCGCTAGAGGTCTATCAGCAAAGGATTGGAATTAAGGGCGACGGTGTGTGGTCTAACGAGACGCAAACCGCCAGCGACTTTTTCTTGAAGTATCACCGCACCATGAAGCAAGACGAACTTTGTAAGTCAATGGGCGTAGAAATGAAAACGAAAAAGGCAGACATCAAACTATGAGCGCAGTAGTAATCAGCAACAACACAGCGACGCTTTGGCAAACCCTTTTTGCCATGAGCGCCGTTATCGCTTCCATTGCCGGTGGCTTTGGTTGGCTCAATCGCAAACTTGCGAAGAAAAGCGACATTGAAGCATTGCGTAAACAGATTGATGAAGTCAAGGACGGGAACACCAAAGAGAACACTCGCATTATCGCCGTCGTTGAAGAATTCAAAGGCGAAGTAAAGCGTTCGCAAAACCGTTTAGACCGACACATTGAATTCGGTAGCCACGCTCGCAATGTTCAGCGCAACCCAATGGACGGTCAAGATGAGTGACGACCAAACAACACCAGCGCACATTCAAAAGATGACGCACAACTACGCAGTGCGCTTCCCAGAACATGAGGCTCGTGAAAACGACCCACACTATGTGGACTTCAATCACCTTCGTCGTGAGTGGGAGAAAGACCCAGAGAAGTGGAAGTGCGCCATTGGAAAGCACCGTGGCGACTTTTCCGAATGCTCGCTAGACAAACCGCTTGAACTTCACCACGCACACATTGAGTTTGCGCTACAAAACTCCGTAGACCTCTCGTGGCTAGAGATTGACTATCCAGGCGTGTCCGACCCCGACAAGTTAGGCGCATGGGTTGAGAGCGCAGAGAACCTTGTCGTGTTGTGTGAGTTTCACCACCGAGGACACGGTGGCACTCATGTCGCAAGTGCGAGCGACTTTGAGGGATTGAAATTTATCAAGGGGTTCATTATCTAATGTTTGGAACTCTTGTAATCACCTTCTTCAGTCTCGTCGTCGCAAACATTTGCTCGGCGCTTATGGTTCAGGCGGAGAACCGAAACCGTCCACACATGGCTGGAGCATTTGAAGCCGGTTGGGGCGTTCTTTATTTTGTCGCTGCTAAGTACTCGCTGGGTTCGCTCGGCGGTCACGGGGCTGGCGAGACGGCTATCACCATTGCCAACTTGATTGCTGGCAACTATCTGGGTGGCTACCTCGGAACGAGGATTGGCGAACACCTCGTCAAGGACGAAGACGAAAAGATTATTGACGAGCGCCTAGAAGAAGCCGAAGCAGCGCTTCTCATGGCGGAGCATACGCTCCACGAACTCCACCAAGAGATTGAGGTTCACCACGAGCGCACCAGCGAGCCGTACGAAGAGGACGAGGAAACCCTTTAAAAAAGCGGAAAAATAAAATCTTTGGATTGACTTGCTTTTGTCACAGGGTTTACATAAACTGTATCTGTAGTAAATGACCCGAAAGGACAACTGATTATGTACACCAACTACGAAGCACAGGAATTGGTTTGGGAGCGCCGTTACGAAGAAACGGAAACCGCAATGGACGAATTCCGTGCCAGCGTCTTCTCTGACTACATTCAAGAGAATTGGCAATACTTCTTCCACGCCTACCTCATCATCACGCCAAACGCTTACTTGGGCAGTGGCAAGCGTCGCATTGCTCTCCCGAGCGCCACGACGCCCTACACCGTTTTCTTCAACGAAATCTGGGGCGCCCGTGCCGAACACTCCTTCACCTTCAAGGTGGGCAAATTCGGATTGGTCACCATTGAGGCTGAAGAACTCTTTGAGGCTCTTTGCTCCGACGAGGACTTCTTCAACTTCGTCACCGAAGGCAACGAAATCTTTGAAGAGTGGGTTGAAGAGGAAAAGAACGAGCAATTAAATCGGCTCTAGAGCCCCTAGGAAAGGCTTGACACCCGTAGTACCCATGCTGTACCATGGTTGAGTACCAAACGAAGCAACTGACCCGAAAGGACAAGCAATGACCCAAGTAACAACTCCCCCGACCAGCCGTCAGGTCGCCTACATCACCGACCTGCTCGCTACCCGTGAGGTCACCGAGGCTGTAAGCGCCAAGTACGCCAAGGCTGTCGCTGACAACACCTTCGGTAAGGCGGAAGCCAGCCGTTTCATCACCTACTTGCTCCGCCAGCCCAAGGTCGCTGTGGCGCCCTCGCAGGTGGCTGAGGTTGCCACCACGCCCGTGAGCGCACCTGCGCCCGTGCGTGAGTTGGCTCACGGCTTCTACACCGTCGCTGACGGTCAGGGTGGCTGGGTTACGCTCCGCATTGGAGCGCCAGCGTGGGCTGAGGGCAAGACCACCATTGCGTTCCTCTACGGCGCCGACAACACCACGAAGTACAAGGACTTCGCATTCCTCACCAGCGAGGGCGTGAAGGTCTTTCGTTCGCAAACCACGAACCACCGTGTAATAGCAGCCGCCGAATTCTTGCTCACCGGCTCGGTGGACGAGGCTCGTGCCGAGTTCATGAACCAAGCCGAGGCGTACGCCATGAAGAGCAACAACTGCTTGTGCTGTCTGCGAGTTCTCACGGTGCCAGCGTCCGTTCACCGTGGGCTCGGGCCCGTCTGTGCGAAGAAGTACGGGTGGGGTCTGTAATGACGGCGACCTACCAACTCACAGTCACCCCCCTGTTTGAGGAACTGCGCCCCTTCTATGAAGTGATGATTTACCGCTTCATAGAGGGTGGCATTTGCTCCCCAATCACCGACACCGAGCGCATTGAACCGACCAACGACGCACTTGAAGCGTGGGTCGTTCAGCAAGGCTTCACTTCGTCAGGCAAGTACTCCGAGGTATGCGCCAACGGGTTCGCTACATCACCTATCTACAAGTTGTAGTCTGAGGCTCCTATGCTCACACCATTTGAAATCCAAGAAGCGATTGAAGCCGAAATGGAGCGCCAACAGACATTGCTGGAAGAGTTGCGACAAGTTGCGATAGACCACGCTCGTGCTGAAGCCGATTTCAAGATTGGCTTTGCGAAAGAGCGACTAAAGGTTCGTGCGGAAGGCGGAGCGAACGGTGCGAAAATCACCGTAGACACTGCCGACGACCACGCTACGGTCGCCACGGAGAGCGAGTACTACAACCGTTTGCTAACGACGAACAACATGATGACCTTGCGTGAAGCAATCCACGCTTCCAAAACTCGCATTGAGGGTCTTAGGACGCTGGCTGCTTCTCAGCGAACAATTACTCCGTGATGTCTCGTGTATGGTTGGGGAAACTAGGAAGTTGCTAAATGGAAGAAAACCCAATCAGCAAAGAAGAGATGAGGCTCATAGCCTTGGAAGAAGGGTTGAAGTCCGCCGTCTCTCTTGACCAACTTCGTTTAAAGATGTTGAATTACGCCGTTGAGTGGATTTGCGAATTGACAGAACTTCCCGTTCTTGAAGTACGCAAAGAAATTGCCAGCACTAGGGGCAAGCAGGTGGCAAAAAACCTTGCCACGATTAATGCGGTTCGTTCTCTAATCAAGGACGATTACCCAACCAAGTAGTAATCAGCAAAATCGCAGTACAGTAACAACGCAGTATCCGAATGTCAGACAACTGACCCGAATAGAAAGAAGAGGCTTACCATGGCTTCAAATGACGCAACACTTACCATTATCGGAAACCTGACCAAAGACCCAGAGGTTCGTTTTGCGAACTCTGGCACCGCTATGGCTTCGTTCTCGGTGGCTGTAAACAAGTCACGCAAGGACAAGACCACGGGCGAGTGGGTGAAGGAAACTTCATACTTTGACTGCGTAGCATGGGGCGAAAATGCGGAGAACTTCGCAAACTCGTTCAGCAAGGGAAACCGTGTGATTGTCACCGGACAACTCCAGCAACGCAAGTACGAAGGTCAGGACGGAACCGAAAAGACCAAGTTGGAATTGATTGTGGACGAAATCGGCGCCACCGTCAAGTACGCAACGCTGGTCATCACCAAGACCCAGCGACCCGACGGCGAAAACGCTGGCGGTTCCGGCAACGGCGGTAACAACTTCCGTAGCAATCAGTTCACCGGAAACGGTGGTCGTGTCAGCGAGCAGAACTCGTTTGACGACTTTGGTGGCGACCCGTTCTAATAAGTCGGTGCTGAACCCCTAGGGTCGGCAACCAAAAAGCAAAATCGTCCGTTGGGGAAATTCCTTGGCGGACGATTTTTGCGTTTTTATGCGGTTCACCACAAAATCTTGTATTTAATTACAAAGGTGTAACTAGATGTAGTACGCTTCATCAACATGAGCGCCACCGACGACTTTGACAAGGACATCACAGAGGAATTCCAATTCTCTGGTTCGGGCAAAGTTTTTGCGTTCACTGAACTCAATGAGACTTTCATTTCCATGGTTGAGGCTGGCTTCACCGAAAACCAAGCCTTGAAATTCCTTGCTTTTTGTTCAATTTTTGAGGGCGATTTTTAATGTCCGAAGAGTTTGACTATTCAGCACTTGATGACTTTGTAGCGCCCAACGACTACATTCCAATTGACTATGACCTAATGAAGGCAATGCTCCCACCCGTTTGGAGCAAGGAAGCACTGTGTCGCTCCGCTACCGCAGAACATTTGGAAGTCTTTTATCCCGAACCTTCAGCACACGGCGGTAACCCCTTGGCGGTTGCTCGCAAGATGTGCCTTCAGTGTCCTGTGCGGTACGATTGTTTAGAGTACGGATTGGACGAACAATGGGGCGTTTGGGGCGGTCATTCAGCAAGCCAGCGTCGCAAGTTGAACTCAATGATGAAAAAGGGTAGTAGCCTTTTGGAAGCAAGCCAGCAGATAGACGCACGGAGTAGAGATGTCCGACGATAAAGAGCCTTTACCACAGTTGGATAATTTTTCCGAACTTGGTGCGACGGGTCTTTGGCGTACCGGCGGATTTGTTATTGATGACATTCTGCCTCAGTTGCGAGGTAGGCAGGCTCTTACTGCCTACCGTGACATGGCGGAAAATGACCCCATTATCGGGGCAATTCTCTTCGCAGTTGAGCGAGTTATTCTTCAGGTTGATTGGCGTGTAGACCCACATCAAGACCCAGCCGGAGATACGCCAGCGCAAGACCAAGAGGCTGCCGATTTTGTCCAAGAGTGTATGGACGACATGAGCCACTCATGGCACGAATTGATGATTGCTATCACCTCGTTCCTTACCTTCGGCTGGTCTTTCTTTGAGATTGTCTACAAGCAACGGAAGGGCCCTGGACAGAAAGACCCTTCTAAGCGTTCAAAGTTCAGCGACAACAAGATTGGCTGGCGCAAGATTGTCATGCGAGCGCAAGACAGTCTTTGGCAATGGCAGTTTGACGAGAGTGGCGGTATCAAGGCAATGGTTCAGCGTGACCCCACCACGGGTCGCTTGAATGTCATTCCAATTGAGAAGGCGCTTTTGTTCCGCACGACTTCAGCACGAGGCAACCCCGAGGGTCGTTCCATTTTGCGTTCAGCGTTCAAGGCTTGGTACTACAAGCGTCGCATTGAAGAGTTTGAAGCCGTTGGCGTTGAGCGTGACCTTGCTGGTTTGCCCGTTGGTTATGTGCCAGCCGAGTGGCTCGCAGCCGACGCAACAGCAGCGGAAAAGGCTTCGCTTATGGCAATGGAGCGCATTGTCCGTGGCGTAAAGCGCAACGAAACCGAAGGCATTGTCCTTCCAATGATGTTTGACGAAAACGGCAAGCAGTTGGTGGACTTCAAGTTGCTGAACTCTGGTGGCGCCCGTCAGTTCAACACTGACCAAATTATTAATCGCTACAACACGCAGATTGCCATGACCTGCTTGGCGGACTTCATCATGCTGGGTCACGAGAGCGTTGGTTCGTTTGCTCTTGGTGCTTCCAAAGTGGACTTGTTCATGGCAGCGGTTGAAAGTTGGGTTCGCCTGATTGCTGAAGTGTTCAACAGCCACGCAATTCCACGCCTTATGTCGCTTAATGGCTTTGACACCGCTCGTTGCCCCACCCTCACCTACGGTCAGGTTCAGGCTGTAGACCTCAACGAATTGGGTGCGTTCCTTGGCTCGCTGACGCAATCGCAACTTCTTACGCCAGACAACAACCTTGAGGACTACCTGCGTGAACTCGCTGGTCTTCCAAATCACCAGCCTGAAAAGGACGGTTTGGCTGAGAATGTTCGTTACGGTGGCAATCAAATTCAGCCCCAGCCAGCCATGACCGACGACGGAAAGAGTTTCATTGGTGCGGACGGGGAAAACTCCGACGGCGCTTCACCACAGGGAAACACTAAGCCCACGGGGGTTCAGAACCCACAGGGCGGACTGAACGACCAGAGCGGTGGCTCGGGCATTCAGGCTGACATCTCGTCGCAAGGTTACCCTGGTCAAACAGGAGAACTCCCACCCTCAGCAAAGGGCGGAAAAAAGAAGCCCACCGGCATGAACGGGCCTCTTACTAATAATCAGGGAACAACCTCGTGACCGTTCGTATTCGCAAAGTAAAGTCATCTCGCACCAAGGGTAAGGCTCCCTTCGCTTCTCACAGCGTCGCACCAAAGACAACTCCTTCAGCACGACCTCGCACAAAGTAATCCGCAAACAGAGTTTTGGAAAGCGTGGGGTAGCATTTATGTCAAAGCGTGAAGGAGAAAGTCACATGGAGCAGATGAACATTCTTGATGTCGTCGTCAATGTGTCACTTGGCGAAGTTGTCATTAATAAATCGGTCACCTCGGAAGTTCGTGAGGGCGCTGCCGACCTTTTGAAGGACGGGTTCACCACCGCCGACCTGCTCGCTGTTTCCAAGTCTGACGAAGAGGGCGTTTCGCTCGTCCTTGTCCCCAACGAAGAAACGAAGGACAGCAACCCGATTTGGAAGCGTCTTTCGGAGCGTGTTTTTGGCGAGAGCGGAATGTCAGCCGAAGCCGAACAGCGCCTTATTTCACGCAATGTCGCCAAGGGTCTGGCTTCCGTGCCTCACCCTTTCAGCAGGTCTTTTAACGAGTTTGGGGGCGAACACGCTTGCGTCATCTGTGGCTCTCTGAACGAGACTGATGTTTGCCAGCCAATTGACAAGGCTGTTGGCTTCCCTTTTACTTTCAACACCGCACCCGTTCAGCCCATGGCTTCGTCCGTGGACGACGACAGTTCAACGACCGACGGCGCAGTTCAGGTCAATCTTGACCCAGCCACCGTCGCAGCAATTCTCTCCGCTGTTCAGGGTCAAATTGATGACGATAGTTCCTCGTCTAGCAGTTCGTCCTCAAGTTCCAGCACTTCTTCCGACGACGAAAGTTCCTCGTCTTCCTCAAGCAGTTCGTCCTCGTCTAGCAGTTCCTCGTCAAGCACCTCGTCGTCCTCGTCCAGCAGTTCTTCGTCTTCGTCCAGCAGTGCGTCGGATAGCGACATTTTGGGTGAGGATTGGAAGGACGGTCTTGACCCGTGGCAGGTTGAACTTGCCGAGGCTTTAGATGACATGGTTGGCGAACTTGGTCGCATACCCACGACCGACGCTAACTACACTGATGTTTCACCATTCCTCGCCAAGGGCGAAAACTGCGCCAACTGCGTAGCCATGGGCGAAAACGGCTGTGATTGGGTTGCGGTTTCATGCTCCAACACCGGCTGGTGTAAGTTCAATGTTGTCCCCGTCCTTATTCGTGCCTCAAGCGAAGTAGACAACTACTACAAGGCTCAGTCCGGCAAAAACCAAGACGACAGTTCTTCTTCGGTGGGCGAAAACACCAACGACGACAGTTCTTCAACTGAAGACAGTTCTTCAGCAAGCGACAGCGCTTATGGCGTCAAGAAGGACAGCCCCACCGTCGGAAGCGTTCATGTGGACGCCGTTGGAACCTTTGTTGGTGGGCGCAAGCGTCGCAAGACGAAGCCAGCCAACATGACCGTGCTGAACGAGGGGGTTGTTCAGGACGCAAACCTTCTCCAGAAGTCTGATGACGAAATCGTTGGCGCAATCCAAAAGAACGCCGAACTTCGCTACACGCTCGCTCCTTGGTATGTTCCAAACCGTGCGGACGCCCACAATGAGTGGACTGACCCCGAAGAACTCCAGAAGGCTCTGTGGGGTTATGTGGAGAACGGCGACCGTGACATTCGCCTTCAGCACAATGTAGACATTGTGGCTGGTAAGTGGGTTGAGGCAATGACCTGGCCTCACGAGGTTGAGGTTCCAATGCTCCAAGCCGATACGGGTCAAATCCGCAAGACCACTTTCCCTGCTGGCACGGTTTTCCTTGGAGTTATCTGGGAACCATGGTCGTGGGATTTGGTCAAGAAGGGCGAAATCCGTGGCTTCAGCATTGGCGGTACCGGAGCCGGTGTTGAGGTAGACCTTCCCACGAAGTACGACAATCCCCCTACTTTTTTGAACGGTGGTAACTAATGCCTACTCACATCAGCAATAACCTTACGCAGGTAAACGGTAACAACGGCTCGGTCGCTGTGTCAGCGAACACTTCGGTTGTTGTGCGTCCAGCAAATGCTGGGCGACTTCAGGTTTGGATTACCAACGCTTGTAACGCTACGGCGTACATCAACCTTGGAGCGACCGCAGTTTCGGGTACGGGCATTCCGCTTGCTGCCAATGCTTCGGTAACGCTTCAGACTTACGGTGGCGCTATCTCGGCAATCAGCACCGGCACCGGCTCAATCATTTACGCCGAGGTCTAAAACCCCGTTTTAAAAACAAGGGGTAGTATTTTCGCAGAACGCTTCAGCACGAAAGGCTTTACCGTGAGCGAAACCGAGTACGAAATCCAAGAGTGGCTCATTCCCCTCTACAAGGGTGGCGAGGGTTCTGGCGAGCATAAGGGTCACCCCTTCCGTGGCAACGGTCACACGGGTGGCGTTCCACAGGCTGGTCACCACAACCCTCGTGGCGACGAACACCTTGGCTCTCACTACCATGTAACTCAGGCTCACTCGCACATTCAGGCTGGCAACGCTGCCCTTCACGCTGGCGATTACGGTTCAGCAATGCGCCACTTTAATGAGGCTGCTCGCCATGGCGCTTGGGCTGGCAAGAAGGTCATGGGAGAAAAGAAGCAACCGGAATTCACCCACCGTGACGCCAAGACGACCTACGCAATCGCCCACTCCGCTGGCGACAAGGCTCAGTTGGCGAACAAGTCGGTTCGGGCGTACGCCAAAATGTTGCGTGAGGGCGCAGACCACGACGCCCTCGCCATGGCAGCGCAAAAGGCTCAGGCTGATGTCCAATCAGCCATGGAAGCAGGCTCGTCTACCCAATCGCACATCAACAGCGTGATGTCGGGTCGTTTTGCTCATGCTCTTCAGAATTCTCAACCACAAACAGGGGCAGCGTCATAATGGAACTATCAAACGCACTACAAGTTGTCTTGGCTAACGCCACGATTATGTATCACCGTGTCCACGGCTTCCATTGGAATGTCGTCGGCACCGACTTCCCTCAGTACCACGCCAAGTTTGAAGAAATCTATTCAGATGTGTACGAGAGCCTTGACCCCATTGCGGAGAACCTTCGCAAGATTGGCGTTTTTGCGCCCTTCCGTCTTGCTGACCTCGCTCGCCTTTCAACCGTCTCGGACGAACAAATCACCTCGTACGACCCCAAGACCCTCGTAGCGTCGCTTCTTGCGACCAATACGGTCGTATTGAACAGTCTGAACGACGCCTTCTCTTCGGCTGTCTCAGCCAATCAGCAAGGCATTGCGAACTTCCTCGCAGACCGCATTGACCACCACCAAAAGTGGGCGTGGCAACTCTCGGCTTCGTTGGGTTAATAAAAATGACCGAGCCAACCAAATTGGAAATTGCCCAATGGGTTTACAAGGCAATGAAGAAGCCACCGTTTATGCTCGCTGAAGGCGAACACCCACTTTCTGACTTCGGTGGCTCGTACGAAGATGACAGTTCGGAGCAGGAACACCCTCTCTCTGGCTACTAAGAACGAATAGGAATTCACCAATTACGGTGTAGCATTTTTTCATAGCGAAAGGCAAAAACCAATCATGACCTACGGTTCAAACAACTCCCCCAAGACTGTTTCGTTTACGCAAGGGGTGGACAACCCAGCGATTGTTGCTCAAAGCCAAATCAGCAAGGCGCTTCTTCTTGAGAGCGAAGCCCGTGTTGCCCTTGAGAACGCAAACTTCCGTTTGAGCAAGGCGACCGAGTTGCTCCGTGACGCCGAAATCACCTACCGTGAAACGATTTCCAAGTCGGTTTGGAACAAGGACGAAATCCGCAAGGCGTACAACGAAGCCACGGCTCGCTTCCGTGACGCTGACAAGAAGGTGGCTGAGGCTACCGAAGCCTTCACCAAGGCTCAGGAAACCGTTGCCAGCCTTCGCTCAATCGCTAAGGGCGAAGTTGTGAAGCGTGAATTCTCTGACACCAAGCGTCAGGAACTTGCGTCTAAGGGTCACGCCATGCCCGACGGCTCGTACCCCATTGAAACCAAGGCTGACCTCGCCAACGCCATTCAGTCGGTGGGTCGTGCGAAGGACTACGACGCTACGAAGAAGCACATCATTGAGCAAGCCAAGCGCATTGGCGCAATGGACGCTCTTCCCGAAAGTTGGAAATCACCTACCGCTACCATGAAGTCGGTTGCTGACCTTTTCAAGGGCGAAGCCAGCGGTAAGAAGTGTCCTCTCTGTAAGGGCGAGGGAACTATCCGTGGCGGAAATGTCACCTGCCCCGAATGTAAGGGCAAGAAGGTCGTGATGAAGGGTGATGTCATGGGTCATGTTTTCCACGGCAACCAATACTCAGCCGGTTCCGGTGCGAACAAGGTTTCCGACCACTCAGAAAATCACTACACCGAGAAGGTTGAGAACCTCGGCACTTGGAGCCACTCCAAGGAGATGAATGAGGCGGCTGCTGGTCACCGCTTGCTTGCGGACGAACACAACCGAGAAGCCATTGCCGTTCAGAACCCAATGGAGAGCCACCTGAACACCGAAGTCGCCCATGCCGACGCAATGGACGCTCATCATCAGGCTGCTGAAGAGTGGGAAAAGGCAGCCGCTATCAAGTCTCAGATTGAGGCTGGCGACAAAGACCCCAAACTCGCCAAGATGTTGGAAGCGTCTGTCAATAACGCCCATGTCGCTTCGGGTACCGCCGACGACGCTACCAAGTCTGTCGTTTCGGAAGCCATGTACGAAGATAGGAACGCCCAACAGCGTGGTGCTGGCTATAGGCAGTCCGGCGTTGGTGCGTGGCTTGACCGTCAGGACGCTATGAACAAGTCAATCAGCAAGGCGACTGCTCTCCTTGTCGTTTGCCCAGCGTGTCAGGCTGGCAATGCCATGCCTACCTGTGAGTACTGCGACGGCGAAGGTCAGGTGCCTGCCGAAGGCGAGCAGGACGACACCATGAACGGTGGCATGAGCGAGGACGACAGTTCTTCGTCGTCAAGTTCCAGCATGGCGAAGGCTCTCTTCACCAAGAAGCCGAAGAAGGACGAAGAGGACGACAGTTCAATGGACGACAGTTCTTCGTCGTCTGACGGCGGTGGCTTCACCACTAACGAACTCCTATACCCTCTCACCAAGGGTGATGTGGACGGACACCCCTTCCACGGAAATCAGTATCAGTCTGGTACCGGCGGTGGGAATGAATGGAAGGGCTGGGGTCGTAAGGGCCCTGCCGTTGGAACACGAGTGCGTGTCTCTGAAGGTTCTGGTTTAGCAAGTGGCAAGACGGGAACGGTTATCAACCCACGAGAAATCCAGACCGACGGACGAGGTATCCCAAAGATTGACGGTCACTACAAGCCCGTGAACTACCGAGAGCAGTCTGCCATTCGCTACGACAACGGGCAGGTGGACACCATGTACAACAACCGTTTGCGCCCAGAATAAAGAAGGTAACAATGTCAGGCTTCACCAGCAATGAACTCCTTTATCCACTGACAAAAGGAGATTTTGCTGGTCACGAATTTCGTGGCAACCAATACTCAAACGGTGTTGGTGGTGGCTCAAACAATGGAATGAAGTTTGTTTCTGCCAAGATTGGCGAAAACGGCAAACTTGGTTTCAGCGGTGAACAGAAAATCCACTTTGCCGAACTCATGTACGGCACCGGCTCAAAACAACACCTTGAAGCAATCAAACGCTGGCGAACCAAATAGGAAAAGACGCAGTTCACCACTCAGATTTTTTTGGAAGTGGGCTAAAGTAGTAACGGTTTAGTCGTTTACTAGGAGCCTTCATGCTAAATGAAATTCGTAATTGGTTGCTGAAAGCCCGTGAGGTTGAAATCCACAAGGCTGGCAATGCCGAGGCTCTCATTCAGTGGTACAACGACGGTGCCGACGGTCAAATCAATTGGGGTTCCGAGGGCGACTTTGACGCTTGCGTAGCAATCGCTGG